TCAGCAATCAGCCTGCTCATGTGGTCAGGATCATCTGTGACCTTCTGCAGGTTCTCGAGTAGAGCTGCTCCACTGAAGCGACCCTTAGCGCCCTTGGGTCGACCGTCAGGGTTGCCGCTGAATCCCTTCTGGAATCGACCGGTCTTCTTGTCTCTCGGAGCTGGGATGATCTGTCCGCTCTCCTTGTCTCTTAGTGCGTCGGTCATGCTCTCTCCTCACTGACTCACGACATGTGGTGTTGCCTTTGCATATCGACAGCAGCTCCTCGGTCGTAGCGCCTAGCTCTAAAGCCAGCTCGACCAACGCTGGGATGCGTGCTCTTAGACTCTGTTGTTCAGAGGGCACCGTGCTGCCGTTTGTAATGTGGGGAGCTATAAGCAGCGTTGCTGTCATTAACGCCAGATGAATACTTTTCATTAACAGTAGCCTTTAGCAATGCTGGTAGTGAACTCCCGTTGTAACTCTATAGGTCTCTATATATACGCAGGAATGTACAAAAGGACACTTTGTGACGCTGCAGCCGCTGTTTTGATGCGGTTGAAGTGAAATAAATTCGAGGTTAAGTGCTTGAAATCCTTACAGTTTGCAAAAAAGTTGAAAAAAGTGAGGAAAGGGGGTTGCGCGGGGTATCAGAATTTGATTTAATGCGTTTCATGGGATGACGACATGGCCTAGCGCCTGAGTCAGAAGCGGTTCCCTAGCTCATACAGCGGAGCGAGCGGCGTTGGAGTCCTACGGGGCGCGTCGGAGGAGCTTGAGTCACGGCCCCCGCTGAGCGACAGAACGGCCCTGTTTATGGTCGTGCAACCGGATCACAGTGACGGTGTGACGAGAGGCAGAAAAGCCCGCTAGCGCATCGGAGCCAAGGAGAGAATGGTTGCACATTGTCCGCGTCTGAATCCGACGCGCTGATGATGACCTACGGAGGGTCGAAACAATGAGAAAGATCGAATCCCAGATGCTCAACGCAATCGCTTCGCTGAAAGACTTTAACAGCGCTAACACAACAGTAACGCACGGACAGGTCGAGGAGAACGTCGACGGTCCCGGTTTTACCTACGCCGACGTTATGCTTCACGGTCATAACATCGCGACGGTGTACCACCCCAGCACGTCGGAGGAGTATGTGACGGTCAACCTCAAGACTCTTCGATGGTGGCCAACAGTAACCACTAAATCACGGCTGCGTGCTCTCGGAGTCAACGTCGCCACCCGCAAGGGCATCACTTACGTAAACAACGTCGCAATCTAAGGAGAGGCACAATGGACATCAAAATCAAATCTGAGCAGTTCAACTTTTTCGGCTTCGGCCACGTCAAGGATAGCAAGCTGGTCAGCTTCTTCGACTCTGACAACGACATCAGCTTCCCGGCCGACATGGTCCACCCCTACAGCGCCGGTCTCATGGTCGGCAAGGGGGTTGAGCGCTTCGGCGCTGAGGGTTCCCACATGATCCCAGCCGAGTGGGTTGTGATCGAGCTGCCTGTCGAGGGCCACGTGCACTACGACAGCGACTATGGCGAGTGGGAAGTCGACAACGTCAAGATAAACGGACAGCCGGGCGACTACTTCGGCGAGGGTAACCTCGACGCAGCCGTCGATGCTCTGTGTGAGAAATACAAGGAGTTGATGGCATGAGATATCAGATGGATTCTTACAGCAGCAAGCGGCTCGAGTCGCTGATTCGCAACGCTGAGGAGCGGGGACGCGAGGACGTCGCAGCCGAGGCGCGGGAGCATCTTCCCGCCGCCCTTCAGCGAGAGTTCGAGGCTCGGATGTTGAGCAGCCGGGCTGGCCGTGCTAAGCTCGCGTCCGGTTATGTGCTCGAGGTGCTGCCTGTACGTGAGCACGAGCGCGAAGGCGTAACCGTGAGCGAACATTTCAAAGGCTTTTGGGTCCGTAAGGAGGACTAATGAGGGACGCACTACTTAACGCCTTGGCGCGTGCTGTCAGCATGCACCGGGGCGCGTACACGTTCGAAGAGGCAGTCACCACGGCTGCCATCGAGTACGGCCTCGACGAGTTCGAGACTGAAGACCTCGAGGTCATCACACGTAATCAACTGGCTCGCCTTGAGCTGCAGACTGGGAGTAAGAAAGCATGATGGAAGTTATCCAACTGTTCGGGTTTTTAATGCTGGCGGGTGCCGCCGTGGCTATCGTAATGGAGGACATGCAATGAGCTACTTTTTCAATGAAGAAACCGAGGCGGTCGCGCTGCAGTTTGCCAACGTCGAGACGCTGTACTTCCCGCTGCGCGAAGAGGTCGAGATGGTCGTAGCGAATATCAGCTGCCGCGCTCAGCGCATCGAGGCCATCGCTGATTACATCGAGGTCGAGGCGCGTGATTGGTACCTCAGCGGCACCGAGACACCCGCCGGGGACGATGTGATCCGTAGTTTCCTGAACCGCGTGCACTGGGATCATCTGGGACGCTTGAGTTATGAGGAATTCGAGGAGGAGTTCGCATGAGTAAGATGATTTACCAGAAGAAGTCGTGGGCCAAGGAGCGGAGGGTTGTAGAACGCTCTGACGGGTCCTATGACGGCTTCTATGGCACCGCTTGCGTGAAGCTAGCGGGTACGTATGAGGACGCTGAGAGAGCCGTACAGGCGGCCCTCGAGGATGATTTGAAATCGCACAAAAACGACGGGAGGACGTGGCGATGATGGCATTGGATTTTCACTCAGACTATCCATCACTGGTCGAGTATGTGGCTGACAAGATTCAGCTGGCCGAGTGCAATGACGAGCAGGCAATTCGGTACCTCGAATTCCTATGGGATGAGAACCCGGAGCTGTTGGCTGACGCGCAGGACTACCTGCGTAATCTTGAGGAACTATTGGATGGAGGTGACTTATGGATAGGATGCTAGACGTTGAGCTGCTACTGGCTCAGGCAAGGGACGTACTCAAGGCCGCAGGCAAGGACATCAATGACGATGAAGCCATGCTGCTGCTTGAGATAAGTATGCTACTGCATGACATTCAGGTCTTCCGGGAGCGGGACGCCATGCGGAAGGGTAAATTCGCAATCAAAAAACCATTGGAGATTCATTAATATGCAAATCAATCTTGAGCTGGAATCTATCTTAAAATCCATGATGTGCGACGCCGAGGAGGCGCGTGAGTCCTACGGACAGCACGACTACTTGCGCGGTGTATCGCATGGAAGGGCTGAAGCACTAGAGCAATACTCAGACGTGCTGCGTGAAATCATCGAAGAGCTGGAGGGACGATCATGAAACGATCATTCGATCTTAAAAACTACTTTGCCAAGGACAGACACTCCAAGGCGCAAGAACGACAGACCCGACGCGCCGAGCTATGGGGCGCGATCATGGCCTACCGTGAGGAGCGTATCCAGTTCAGCACGCTGCTCATGTTCTGTCAGGCGTTCGACCGTACTGTTACGGTGGACAGCCTAATCAACTTTTTAGGGAGGTCATATCACGGTGAGTGACATTGAGAGCTTGTTCGATTCGTACCAACCGGGTGAGGAGGACTACAAGCAGCTGAAGCGCGAGCAGTTCGATCACGCTGAGCGGTCCATCGTCAGCCTCAAAAACTTAGGAAAAGTCTTGTCAATGGTGCCTGAGGACCACGTAAAGGCGAGAGAGATACGCAAGAACCTGCCGGAGTCGGCTTGGTATTGGCCGAAGGCGTCACACTACGTGCAGCAGCAGTTCGAACGTGCTGCAGCGTGGCTGCAAGAGCACGCTGACGATCTGCCGAGCGAGCGGTACAACTCAGACCGTCAAGAGCTTAACGGCATGTACGACGACACTTGGGGCAATGCGCTGGTTGATAACCCAGAGTATTTCGACCACGGTGACGAGTCAGGTTTGTCCGGCGGTGTGCGTAGCTTTGACTACGAAGCATGGGGACAGATGGACGTGAGCACTGCTGGCTGCTATGAGCCTCTGGCTGCTGTACTCAAGAACATGGACCTAGATGCCGAAGAGCGTGAGTTCGTAGGTGCCTACGGCCCTGAGTTCTACTGGAGTAGGTTTGTTGCGCTCGAGGAGCGAGGCAAGCGATTCCAGCGTTACCAGAGCAAGCGCAAGTTGGCTATGCGCTGGGGTCCAGCCATGCAAACGACCGGGGCCGTGTGGTCTAAGGCTTCGGCTGCGTATGACAGGGGCTATCGATGGACCCCGGCTGCAATGACTTCCACGCTGCCGCCAGTGGAGCGCCTGAGGGAGCTGCTGCGTTATGACCCCGAGACCGGGGAACTTACGTGGGCCGTGTCTCGAGGACGCGTAAAGGCTGGCTCTGTGGCTTGTACGGTACGCAAGAACGGCAAGCTACAGGTACGCGTAGAAGGGCACGCATACTATGCAAGCCGTGTTGTCTGGGCGCTGTTCACGGGTCAGGACCCCGGAACTGCCACGATACGCTTCAAGGACGGCGACAGCACTAATCTGGCTTGGTCGAACCTCAGCAGCCGTGAGGCTGGCGGCTGGTATCCGTTCCGTGGCAAGTGGCGGGCAATCGCAGGAAGTCGACTAATCGGCGTCTACGAAAACGCTTCGCAGGCTGCAACTGCTTTCGAGAGCTGGGTGAGTTTCTTCGCCCGGTTCCGATGACAAAGTGTCCTTTTGTACAGACCCGCACTATATAGCAACCCAAGGAGAAATAAATGGAGCAAGAAAGCAATCTTGTATCAAAGGGGCCGTGTGACTCATGCGGCTCCAGCGATGCTAATGCACTGTATGATGACGGCCACGCGTTCTGTTACTCATGCCGAACCCACACTAAAGGACAAGGAGCTGCTGTGATTGAGACCAAACCTACAGGCGAATTGGAGCAGGTAATTCAACAGTGGCAACGCTGCAGCTCTAAAGCTATGCCAGACCGTGCCATTCCTTCTCCGTACGTGGGGAAGTACAAGGTGCTGGTGACAGATACACACCATTATTACCCCTACTTTAGCGACGACCGCAGCGACCCTGTGGCGTTCAAGGTTCGAGCTATCAAGGACAAAACCTTTAGGGTCATTGGGTCGATGAAGGAGGCTGGTCTGTTTGGACAGCACCGCTATGGCAGCGGCAGTCAGAACCGAGTAGTGGTAACTGAGGGCGAGGTCGACGCTGTGGCTGCGGCGCTTATGTTGGAAGACAGAACCCCGGTAGTATCGCTGCGTGGCGGTGCGGCTGGTGTCGCTAAAGATTTCAAGGACAACTATGCCTTCCTAGACTCATTCAAGGAGATCGTGCTCTGCTTCGATAACGACGACGCTGGCGTGGCTGCCATCGAGAAAGCGGCTGATGTCTTCGCCGGTAAACTTAAAGTTATGAAGCTAAACAAGAAGGATGGCAAGGACGCCAACGATTACCTCAAGGCTAACTTGCATGGTGATTTCGTGCGGCTGTTCGAGACTGCCAGCCAGTACACACCAAAGGGCGTGCTTAGCAGTTCTGAGTTGTGGGAGCGACTCAACACGGACAAGCCTGCAGCGCTTGGCGAGTGGCCGTGGAAGCGGCTCAACGACTTGACCTTTGGGTTCAGGCCGACCGAGCTGGTAACCATCACGGCAGGCTCAGGGCTGGGCAAGTCGTCGATATTGCGCGAGCTGGTTATGCACATACGCAACACCACTGACAACAAGATCGGCTGCTTGTTCATGGAGGAGAGCGTAGAGCGCACGGCTGAGGGTTTCATGTCTGTCGACCTGAGCACCCCGGTGCACCTTCCGTCTGGCTGTGTCAAACGGGGCGACGATGAGTACAAGGCATCATTTGACCGCGTCTTTGGCGACGGACAGTTGATGATAATGGACGCCAGCTTCGACACTGGGGCGACCGTGGACGCAGTGGTTAGCCGCGTGCGCTTCATGGCCAAGGCCCTAGACTGCAAGGTCATCATCCTCGACCACATCTCGATCTTAGTGTCAGGCGGTCAGCACAACGATGAACGCAAGGCACTCGATGAGATCATGACTAAACTGCGGACTCTGACGCAGGACACAGGGATTGTGTTGTTCGCTGTTTCGCACCTGAAACGGCCAGAGGGCAAGGCACACGAAGAAGGGGCGGCAACTAGCCTGTCCCAGCTGCGTGGTTCTGCCAGCATCGCTCAACTCTCCGACTTTGTGATTGGCCTCGAGCGCCACGCGCAAGCTGAGGACGAGACTGAGCGCAACACTACCCAAATCCGGGTACTCAAGAACCGCTTCAGCGGACTCACCGGGCCAGCTGGTGCGCTGCTGTACAATAACGACACCGGACGGCTTACGCAGTTCGATCCAGTACAAGATGCGGAGAATGCGCTATGACTGCTCCGCAAACCATAAGGAGAATAACGTATGAATGACTACAGCAACTTCATCGC